CTTCGGCGGCGGAAGATTCTCTCTCCTGTCGCTTTGCATATGCGGAGCGTTTCTGTGCGTTGATTTCATCAGCGTTCCCCGCGTAAATCCGACGGCGCAATGCTCTGATTTTATCGTCTGACGAGCCTTTGCCGTCTCCGTAATACATCTTGTAGTATGCGGACGGATTATAGCCCTCCACGTCCAAATTGTGGCTAAATCTGACTGCATAAGTGCAATCGCAATTGGCGTGGATGTGTTCGGCGTGACCGTCCTTTATTGCCTCTTTAGAGGCTCTTTGCCACCCTCTGGATGCAAGGGCGATACAAAACGCGCAAGTGTCTCCACGCGGTATCCACGCCCATTCAGCGCCATCTCTGAGGGCGTTTTGCATCATGGTGTCCACGCCTACCATCTTAACTTGGCGTCCGACTGCGGCGGATATGATTTCAGCGTTGCGGCTCTTAATCGTGCCGTTGACGGCTTTTGCTACTTCCGCATATGTTGCTGTTTGCGCGGGTAGAGCGGCGGGTACTGACGTGTCAGACAGTTCCGCAAGCGCGTCATACATCTCACTGGCAAGCGCTCCCGCGCCCTCTCCGTACTTAATCGCAAGCGCGTAAGCGTAATCAATCAACCCTTGCCGCGTGTCGTAGTCGAGCGCGTCAAAATCAACGCCCGCCAGTCTTTTTGACATGAGTTGCGCCGCCTTGTCGCTCATCTTGCGGAGATTCGCAATGTATGTATCCCACGCTTTAGCTGATACCGTCATTGACTTCCTCCAAGAGCGCTAAACCCCTCGAACGCTGTTCCTCCGCCTTAATGCGCCGTATATCCGCCTGACTGAATCCGATCATTTCGAGAAATGTGTCAGTGCTTGCAAAACCTTGGCGGGCGGATGCGATTTTCAATGCTGCGTCGGTCGTGGACGCTACGGACGGCATAGCGGGGTTTTTAAAGTGCGCTACGATGTTCTGCGCCTCCTCGCCTAATTCCTCCATTGTGGAGCCGTTAGCGATTGCAAGCGCCATCACAGCAACGATACGGAGGGAATTGCCGTTAGACTGGTTAAGCTGTTCCGCCATTCCAATCAATGTCTGGGTCTGCGCTATGATAGCCTCGCTCGATGTAGGATTTGCGTCATTTACCACGCCCGTATCCGTGACGGATAAGCCCGTTGCGGCGCTAAATTGTGTTGCGAGCAGTCGCATCATATCTACATGTGGCTGAATCGTACCCTGTGCGAGCTGCCCGAACGTGGGCTTTTCGCCTGTCTCTGGGTTCGTGGTCGATGCAATGATACTGCCCACATACTGGCGGAACTTATCATTAACAACCGCGTCGTACTGGTCATCCGTGACGCCGAGCAGATATTTCTGCGGGCTTGTCGCAAATTCCAAACCAATTGACGCGTTCGCCATCGTCCGCACGTATCCTTGGATAAGCCTGCGCACGGGTTCTTTGATTCTGGAACGCCCGAACGGTTTTGAACTTGTGGGATTCCACCTAAACGATTCCATGAGCGGTCTGCCCATCTTATGCGGGTAGCCGGTGGCACTCCAAAGCGAACCGCGTTTTTCAAGCACCCAGACAGCGTCCTCCGTATACAGATTAATCAGGGTAGGCTCCCAAAGTTTATTAGCGTCGCTCGGTGCGCTGTTGATCACTGCAAAACCGTAATCAATACGCCCCTTTTCGCCATCCCAATGCGCCGCCGCCGTCAACGGGGAGTGGAAGCGAATCTTACAACCAATTTCTCTGTCAGCGGAGAGCGTGGCGAATGTACAGCCGAGTTTCAGCTCATCGCGGCAAGCCTTTGCGTATTCCGTAACCAGATCATTGCCGGTGACGATTCCAACCAAATCCTCCGACTGGTAGCCGCGAGCGTCCACAAATCCATCGAACATTGACCGCGCCGCGAGCACATCAACCGCTTTTGCGCCCCATGCGCACCCAATCTCTAATTTGCTCATGTTCTTGGGCAACGCTATGCCCAAATTGACATCCGACAGCGGGATATTGCCCTCGTAGTATTTTTCTTTTTCCCAGTTCTTGGCGTAGTGGCTCTGATAAATCTCGATAAGATTTCGGAGCATGCCGCGCTCTCTCTGCGGAAGTCCCGCCACCATTCCAACATCAATTAACATCTGCATTTCGTTGCCCTCTATCCAATACGCATTTTTCTTGACGGGTCACGCTTCGCCGTCTTTGCGCCCCACAATGCAAGCGCACACGCCTCAATAGGTGCGGAGTTCTCGCCGCCGAATCCCCACCCGCCCGAAATCGGACGTTTGACGGATGTGACAGCGCTCTCTCTTAAATCTTTTTGCGGTGCGTACCATGTTGTTGACTTCGTATTAAGTGAATCAGTCAGCATGGAAACAGCCGCTATTACGTTCTTTGCGGTCGGTCGTATAACGGAGCCTTTCGTGCGCCATGTTCCCGCTATCTTATCCACCAACACATCAACGCCGTTCTTTCCGTCAATCACCACGCACGCCGCTCTGTCCTTGCGGGCGTTTAACCATTCCGCCAACCAATTGACGCCAAGCCCTGTTGGTCTGCGGTCAATCAGCTCTATACGGGCGTAACCATTAGGCGTAACGACCGCGCCGCACAAACACACCTCCGAACCATCCGCGGTGAATTTAACTCCGTATGCCGTTTTGCCGTCTGGCTTCGGCATTGTGGAGGCGCATGAATCCCAGACGGCAGCGGGAATGGCGTAATCATCTTTATGCTCAACAACCGGCGTCCACCAGCCTAACCGCTCACGCGCGAAAGTGTCAGGTGGCATTTGTTCGCACTCGCCCTCGATTGTTGATATTAAAATTCTGTATCCTAAAGCGGGATTAGTCGCCGCCCATCGCTCGCGTTTCGTAACGTCTCCGATTTCCGGTACCGAAAACTCAATCCAAGAAGTGGAAGTCGTCTCGCCCGCCATTGCCTTGGAGCGTATCCCGCGAAATACCTCGCCCTCACTTTCGCCATCTGGGGGCGTTCCTGTGTAAATTACTTGCGGGTTTCGACTTGCTGAAATCGCCGGTATAAACGATGCTTGTGAGTTAACGTCCAACTCTTGCGCCTCGTCAAATATCAGCGTATCTCCATGCTGACCGCGCCCACCGTTGCGGGTTCGTGCCAGAAACTTAATTCGTGCGTCATTCTTTAGGATTATCTGCTCGCGTCCGAGTGCCGTCTTAATGTCTTTCAGATATTTCCGCAGTTTCGGAGAGTCGAAGAACGACGCCAATTCTTCAAACGTCTCTGTGCTCGTTTTCTGGAGATGTGCGGTGTAAAGTACCTGCTCCGTGTGCATGATCATGCCAGACGCGGCGCGGGTCTGGAGTAATCCCGTTTTGCCGTTCTGCCTCGCAATCGACATTCCGCAAGTGCGGTTCACCCACATACCGCCACTCGTTGCCATCCAATCGGAACACGCGCCAAGTTGCCACGGGTCGAGCACAATCCCGCCGAGCCGCATGATCCTCGCGGCGTCTGGGCCGTCAGTCTCCGTGTACTGCGGGCAGACCCTAACGGACGGCTCCTGCTTTCCCCGCAGCATCTCTTTCGGCGAGGAGTTTTCCAATGTCGTCGTCATCGTCTGTCGTTCCCTCGATTTCTTCAATTTCCTTTAATGTTTCACGATATTGACGCGCCAATGACGCCATATCTCGCGCCCCTGGCTTACCGTCTATCTGTTCAGCCAAAACAAGAAGCAACTCTTTGAGTTGGTCTACTCTCGGCTTATTAACCGCATTTATCATTACTTTCCTCTATATATTCCCAATGATAGCCGTACATATTGCCGCTTTTTGATTTGCCGTCTTTCCTACATGCGTTCTGTATGCTTTTGCTTTTCCATTCTGTACATCGTTCGATTTGCGCCGTTGACTCCCATATTTTTATCAATTTGCCATCAAGTGTATATTGCGCCGTTTTCTTTGGCTGTGTTCCTAATCGCTTTTCGGAATATGCAAATGTTTTGCTAATCGGTTCAATTTTCAAAACACTATCCGATTTTTCAAGATTGCATTTCCAACACGCCAACCTTACATTGTCCCACGAATCAAAGCCGCCTTTTGAAATCGGTATAACGTGTTCAATTGTTGGATATGTATCGCCCGGATATTTATTCCCATTATCCGATACTCTCCAATCGTTCCAATTACAAACGCCGTCACAAAGGTAACATTTACCCCTGTCACGGCGATACAATTTTTTAAGTGTAATATTATCAATGC